TTAACGATCCTTATTTAGGATCCACCTGATCCTGATGATCCATTAGCTGGAGTTACAATATCTCAAGGTTATCAAGCAGCTACAGATGCAAGCGGTAATGTAATGATAGATGAACAAGGTAACGTGATAATAATACCTATAGAATAAATTAAATACTAATTAAGGAGAAAGAGATAAATAATGAGTAATACATATACATTAGCGCATACAGGGCCTGAAATAGATGAGGCCATTTAAAGTTTATAATTATATATTAACTGAAAGAAGCGTAAATGCTGCTTGAAGTAGGCCTTTGAGCAGCATTCTTTAAAAATAAATATGAGTAAACAATTATTATTAGAATATACGAGAAGAGAGTTAGCGCAGAAATCAAAAACTTCTGATAAATATTCTTCCCGTAAAGATGGTTCTAATAGATGGAGTAGAAGAGCGTTCTCTAAAATCTCTGCTAGGGTTATCAATTATAGAAAGATTGATATGAACAAACTCTTTAGGGAAGATAAGTTACAGCTAGACATCGAAGTTTCAGGGGAGACAAATGATTATATTGTAACAATAAGATTTAATGGAGTTATTAAAGAACTACAGAGAAGGTTACAAAAATCAAAGGAGAATGTAACTCGCAAAGATGTTGAGAGGTCTTTACAATTTGCTTTTAATACTTCTGACTTATATGTTCACTGCACATGTGAAGATTGGAAATACAGGCAGAGTTATCACGCTACTCAACAAAACTATAATGCAGGTAAACCAGAGAATAGATCTTCAGATAAGACTAACCCAAATGATACTAAAGGAGCTGGATGTAAACATATAAATTTAGTGATAGCTAACTATCAATGGATAAGACCTTTAGCTAGTGTTATATTTAATTACATTGAATATATTAAGAAGACAATGCGTAAGCATTACGATAAAATAATAGCTCCAGCATTGTATGGAAAAGGTTACAAAGCAGGAGAAGAACAGGCTATATTAAGCAAAGAAGAGACTAAATTACAAGACGACCCTGAATTACTACATAAATCTAATATCTACGCTAGGGATAAGGGGAGGTTTAAAAAGAAAGAATATAAGACGGAGAGTAACACTTAAATGAGTGATAGATTAGCGTTATTTTTAGCATTAGGTGGAAGTGCTTTAATTAGCTCTATTATAGGAGTTTTAATTAATGGCGTAGCAAATGGTGTTAAAAGAAAAAAGAAAAGTTTAGATGAATTAACTGCAGCTATTAAAAATAAAGAAAAAGCTCTTTACGGCGGCGTTAGAGCTCTTCTAAGAAAAGAATTAGGAGATATGTACGAACAAGGGTTAACAAAAGGTTATGCGACTATATATGAAAAGCAAACTTTTGAGTGTATGTACGAACAATATCGCGAACTTGGAGGAAATAGTTTGATAGATAATATACACGATTCTTATATAGCTTTACCTTCAATAGAAGATATGAAAAATAAAGATGATTAAAAACAAGGAGGGAATGAGAGATGGATTATAAAGCAATTATTTCAACAGTTTTAGTTACGATAGTAACAGGATTAGCAAGTTGGTTAACTTCTTTCATAATTAAATTTATAAATAGTAAAATAACCGAGAATAAAAATAATTTTTTATTAAAATCTATAGGCGAGATTGTTAGTAATACTGTAAACGCTTTAAATCAAACTTTCGTTGCTGAGCTTAAAAAAGAAGGAACCTTTGATAAAGCTAAAGCGGAAGAAGTTAAGAATAAGTGCGTAGAAACTGTTAAGACACAACTTTCAATAGAAGCTAAAGATTTTATTGAGAACACTTTCGGTGATTTGGAAGATTATATATCAGTTCAAATAGAAGCTTATATCTATAATAGAAAAGGTTAAGATGAGAAAATAAGATGAAGAATATCGACAGAACTATTCTCGAATCTTTATCGCCTAAAGAGCGGGAATTAGCTTTACAAATATTAGAAGAATATGGGAAAAAGGGAGCGTCAGATACTCATGATGCTCTCTTATACCAAGATTATATTGAAAAGCCTGTCGATATTATGACGTTTATTACAGATGATAGGTACTTAGGCTATGCTTGGAAGGATAATGAAAATAAGTTAAAAGTATTTCCATACTGGGTAGAAACATTAAAAAAAGCTTTTCCCGATAATATTTCAACTTCTATAAATACAATATTAGCTAGTGGAGCAAGGGGGATAGGAAAAACTGAAATAGGTGTTCTTTGTATGATGTATATGATGCATCGATTAATGTGCTTAAAAGACCCTTTAGGCTATTATGGACTTAAACCTACTGAGAAATTTGTTTTTGCTATGTTAAATATTAAATTAGACTTAGCAGAAGAAATAGCTTTAAGTAAATTTCAAAAGACAGTTCAATTATCCCCCTGGTTTTTAGAAAGAGGTAATATTAGAGGAAGGGTGGATAAAGTATGGGAACCTTTAGAGCGTTATAACATAGATATTAAAATAGGTTCACAAGCAGATGATGTTTTAGGTCTGCCCGTGTTTTTTGCATTTTTTGATGAAATTTCATTTATTAGAAATCAAGACATTGACGTACAAAAAAGAAAAGCTATTGAGATGATAGATACAGCTATTGCTAGTATGAAGACAAGGTTTGCAAGACAAGGGTTTGATCCTACTTTACTGTACTTAGCTAGTAGTAAAAGAACGGAGCAGTCTTTTATGGAACAGCATATGCGAAAGAAATTAGATTCCGAACCTGATAATGTTATCATAATAGATGATGCTATATGGAATATAGTTCCAAGAGAGCGTTATAGTGAGCAAACCTTCAATGTAGCATTAGGTAATAAATTCTTAGTATCTCAAGTTCTTAAAGATAAAGATGACCCTAAGGAATGGATAAAGAAAGGTTATACAATACTTCAAGTACCTATAGACTTTAGAGCTCAATTTATAGATAATATAGATAAATCATTACGAGATTACGCAGGTCGTTCAAGTACGGATTTAAGTAAGTATATAAGTGGAGCTGCGGTAGAAGATTGCATAAATAGAACTCGCTCTAACCCATTCGTTAAAGATGTAATAGAAGTAGGTAACGCAGAGGATGATAAAGCTCAATATAAAGATTTCTTCGATATTACTAAAATAAATAAAGATAATATGAACAAGCCTTTATTTATTCATTTAGATATGTCAATAAGTGGCGATAAAACAGGTATAGCTGGATTATGGATAAAAGGTAAAAAACCAAGTGAGGATCCGACTAGGCAGGAAAAAGATTTACTGTTTGAATTAGCTTTTAGTGTTAGTATCAAAGCACCTAAAGGGAGGCAGATAAGCTTTGAAAAAAATAGAAACTTTATTAGATGGTTAAGAGAGCAAGGTTTCTTGTTAAAAGAGATAACTTGCGATACTTTTCAAAGCTATGATTTGATACAGCAATTAACAGCAGAGGGCTTTAATATAAAGATTCAATCAGTAGATAGGGTTGATAAGGTAAGCGACACTAACTCTGTAAACAGACCTTACCAATTCTTTAGAAATGTGATATACGAGAAGAGAATAGATATGTACGAATCTAATTTACTGATAGAGGAAATAGTAAACTTAGAACGTAATGCAAATAATGGAAAGATAGACCACCCAAGCGGTGGTAGTAAAGACGCGAGTGACGCTGTTTGTGGAGCTTTATTTACAGCAAGTAAATATGCAGAGGAGTTCGCATTTAGTTATGGAGAATCGTACGATAGTTTTTTTGAAGTTAATCAAACAGAAGCTGAAACTTCATTACATGAAATGACAGTAGATTTTGAAGAAGAGATGAAAAAAGTCCATAGAGCTCAAAGTAATATTATCCCTGATGATTATTTTTTTGGAGATGATTCTTTCGTAGCAGATGGCGTTTTAATATGGTAGGTAGGTAGAAAATGTTTGATATAGATAAGTATAAGCTTTATTATAGTTATGACCCTAGAGCTAGGGTAAGTGAGGTCATTGATACTAAAGGCAAAATCTCGTTAGCTTATTTATTCCGTTGGTGCGAGTATTTAGAATATATTCCATTATTTGATACAAGCGATGTGGTATGTATGATACAGATGTTTGAAAGATGTACAAAATTAAAGACTATACCTAAACTTGATACTTCTAGTGTTGAATGGGCGGGATGGATGTTTAACTTATGCGAAAGCTTACAGCACTTACCTGACATTAACTTAAAAAATCTCAAAGACGCACGGTCAATGTTTCAAAGATGTTACTCTTTAACTTCAAACCTCTCTTTCAATGTTCCAAATCTTATAAAAGGTTTTAATATGTTTAATAATTGTCAAAAAGTAAAGAGTATAACATTGATAAATTGTAATGATAAATTAGAACTATGTAACGCTTTTACGGGATGTTATTCATTAGAATATCTTATTTTAGATGGTTATTGCGGACCTCTGGATATACGCGATTGTAAGTTAACAGAAAATTCCATAGAAGAATTATTTAGATCTTTAGGAAAAGCAAACGAACATTCACCTATCATACAATTGTCTGATAAGTGGGAAGGACGTTTAAATAGGGAGATAATTAAAATAGCACTAGACAAGGGATATCAAGTTAGGTATATACGCAATTAAAATGCATACCAAAGTAAACAAGCTAAATTATTATATAAGATTTTACAAGGAGGATGTAAAGGAATAATGGCAGGAGATAAAAACAGTAAAGAAAATCTACAAGAATCAGTGATAAACGCCTCACAGCAAGGCTCGTTAGAAGATCTTATACTGACCTCAGCTTTAAGGGGTGAGTATTATGATGATCTTTTTAATTCATTTTCTTCTACAGCTCAAACAAGAGAAGCGATGTATGAACTCATTGATACTATGACAATGGATTCTACAATAGCTGCTGTAGTAGAAACTTATGCTGAAGATATCTCGCAGCCTAATATGGATGGTAAAGTATTTTGGGTTGAATGTGATGATGAAGATATTTTAGAGCATGTCAATTATTTACTCTCTAGATTAGATGTAGATAGGTACGCTTTCTTATGGGCTTATAATCTAGTTAAATACGGTGATGTTTATGTTAGGTTATTACGTAATAGCGATTTTGAAAGTAGTAGGCTCTTTAATTCTATAAAAGTTTCAAAAAATAATGTTTTAGATAATGAAGATGAGGAGAAAGATAAATTATTAACTGAAGCTGTTAACGTAATGATAACCAGAGAGGGCGATAACTATGCTTTATCTTTGGATACTGTAAGAAACCCTAACGAGATGTTTGAGCTTACAAAATTTGGAAGAAGCTTAGGCTATATTCAGACAACTCCAAACGTTCAACGTAACTTTTCAAACAATAATGACCCTTCATTTTATACTAGATATAAGATGAAGAAAGATGAGGTTAATATATATAGCGCTACCGAATTTGTTCATGGATGTTTAGATGCAGCTAATACTAGAACAATGGAAGAGGTGGATATATACTTTAACGATGAAGATTATGATAGTGAAAATAATTACGAAACTTTCCAAGTAAGGAGAGGAACAGGTATTCTTCATAATCTATTTAAAGTTTGGAGACAATTAAGTTTATTAGAAAATAGTGTTTTATTAAATAGAGTAACGCGTTCCAGCGTTATTAGAGCAATTCAAATGGAAATAGGAGATATGCCTCCAAATCAAGTTAGGACTGTAACTTCTAGATTAAAGAATTTAATAGAAAATAAAACAGCTTTAGACGTAGGTAATAATATGTCTGAATACACCAATCCAGGTCCTATGCTCAATTTAGTTGTAATACCTACACGAAATGGTAAAGGAACTATTTCAATAGATCAAATAGGCGGCGAAATTGATCCTAAACAATTAACAGACCTTGACTGGTTTAATAATAAATTATTTGGCGGCTTAAGGGCTCAAAAACAATTCTTTGGTTGGACAGATGACGCAGCAGGTTTCGATGCGGGATCTTCTTTAGCTCAACAAAATTCAAGATATGGAAAATCAATAAAAAGATATCAAGGTATCTTAAGGCAAATGGTAACTGATATCATTCATTTGATACTTATAGAGCAAGGTTATTTAAGATATATAAATAAATTTACCATAATGATGGCAACTCCTATAACCAAGGAGGAAATAGATAGGAAAGCGGAATTGAGTGATGCTTTAGGTAACCTAAGTTCTATTATGAGTTCATTAACTGATTTAGAAAAACGTTCTTCTAGACTAAAGGTATTGAAATCTTTAATAGCTGACATAGTACCTAATATAGAATTACAAAAAGTAATAGCAGATGAAATAAGTGAAGCAGAGACGAAAGAGAGGTTAGCTCGAGAAGAGCCGGAAGGAAGCAAGGAAGATTTTGATTTCGAAAGTGATTTTTCACCATCTTCTATGCGTTCAAGGCCTTCAGAATCAGTTGAAGATTCATTTTCATTTGAAGAGTTTCCTCAATTACCTGGGATGGAAGCGTCAGACTTGGGAGCTCCAGAAGCGTTTGAAGCAGAGCAAGAGATTAATTTACCACCTATTCCAGATATGGAGTAGTTTTAAGGGGAAGGAGGATAGAGTAAATTGAAAAAAACAGATATACTATTATTATTAACAGACCTAAGCGAAAAAAAAGGCGATGCGAAAGCAGCTAATTATATATTAGATCTATATAAACAAAAAGACATACCTAAAGAGATTATAAAATACCTTAAAGATAATATAGATTTAGATGTAATAAATTTTTATGAGCATTTAAGGAATAGCCATAATCAAAAAAGATCTTCTTTATATAAAAATATAGTAAAAGAAGTAACAGTAACTGAAGAGGTGCTGATAACATTATGCTCATATATTTTACAAGTTAATATATTTGCTAGAAAGGTTGAAGATAAAGAGAGATTTTTTTCAAATTGTTTAATACAAGATACTACAGATATATTAAGCAATTACTATAAAACTTATAATATTGAGGCTTGTATAGATATGCTAGTAAGAATAAGAGCAAATATAAAATTATTTGAATAGGTTTAATTAATGACGTTTGACCCAGTTAAGTACCAACAGAAGTATGTGAAGTATGATCCTTTAGTAGAGGTTGCGGAAAATTTTGACTTTTCGAAACTTAAATCAGCGGAAAGTTTATTTTCAGGGTGTGAAAGACTTCAATGCATACCTAAATACGATACTTCTCATATTGAAAGTATGAATCAGATGTTTAGAGGATGCTACTCTTTACGGTACTTACCTTTATTAAATACCTCTAAGGTAAAAGATATATCTGGAATGTTTATTAATTGCTACAATTTATATAGAATACCTGAATTTGATTTTAGTAGTGTTAGACATATGTCGAAAGCTTTTCAAGGATGTGAGGATATCGAATCAATCGAAGGTTTGAGTTTGAATAATGTTGAAGATATGCAAGGTACTTTCGAAGGATGCGTTTCTTTAAAAAGAATAAAAGATTTAGATACAACTAACGTAACTATTATCAACAGAGCTTTTTCTGAATGCTATAACCTGCAGGAATTGCCACGCTTGAATCTGCAAAATGCGATTAACTTAAATATGACTTTTAATGAATGCAGATCATTAAAGGAAATTAAAATAGAAAACTTAGGGAAAGTAAGCTGGATGACAGAGACGTTTTACCGTTGCAGTTCTCTTGAATCTTTACCTATATTAGATTTAAAATCTTGTACAGGATTAGATAGGCCTTTTAATTACTGTAAAAACCTTCGAAAAATTCACCTGAAGAATTGCTCTAAAATACTTTACCCTTTTGAAATTAAATTCTGTGAGTCATTAAGAGAATTAATATTAGAAGGCTTAACAACAGGTTTCGATATTAGCGATATAAAGTTACTTGAAGTTAATTATACTCAACTATTCAAATCTCTAGGGAGATTTAATCCCAGCAACGCTTCTCATCGTTATTTTATATTTATTCATCGAAGTATGGAAAATAAATTAGACACTTCAATAGCTAAGAGCAAAGGATACAAAGTAATTTATCGGTAGTAGTTAGGTTTTTAACCTTAATTATACATTAAAAAATTAAATAAAAAACACTAATACAGCATTCTTTAAAATAAAGAGTGCTAAATTAAATATTAAAAATATAAACAGTAGAGTGAGAGCTAGATGAGTAATCTTAAAACCGAAGAATTAGTCTTAGTCGATGAAAAATCATTTGACGATAAAGGTGGATCAGTACTGGGCGTTTTAGAAGGGCCTGTAGCTGATTTTATGCATTCAACAAGGAATGGAAGATTCTATTCAGAAAGACTTTGGGAAAAAGCTTTTAAAGATCCTATCATATTAGAGATGTTTGAAAATGGCGGCATTCCAGGCGAACTAGATCATCCTAGAGATGATAGAGAAGATATAGATTCTGAAAAGATTTGCGTTATTATGTCAGAACCTCCTAAAAAGAGTAGAGACAGTCAAGGTAAACTTATTGGGAGATTTGAAATATTAAACACACCCTGTGGGAAGATTGTTCATACATTAGCTAAAGCTGGTTTAAAATTAGGAGTAAGTTCAAGAGGCACCGGAGAAGTTGATGATTATACTAACGAAGTTATTCCAGAGTCTTATGACTTTAAATGCTTTGATATAGTAATACTACCTTCAGTACAAGGAGCTAGATTGAATCTCATAACAGAAAGTTTAGATCAGAATAAGAAGCAAACTTTAAAAGAGGAGCTTCAAAAAATATATTTAGAAGAGGATGAGCAAGGAAAACGAATTTTTGTTGAAGCTATAGAAGGGCTTAATATGCAAAAAATATTGCATGGAAAACCTTTAGTAGCTGCGGCAGAAGAGGTTAGACAGGCAGCAAGAAAAGGTAGAAAACCTCGTAAAAGAATAAAGAAGGAAGATTTAAATAATAATAAAGAAAGTCTCTTTCTAGCTGGACTTAATGAAAAACTAGAAAGTGAAAATAAATCGCAGAAAGAAGGGGCAGGAGCTGCAGTCGATAATATCGAAGCATCTGAAATAATCACTCAACTTCAAGAAGCATTATTAACTAACGTGAATTTGAACAAGCAACTTTTTGAAGCACAAAAAGAGAGAGCAGTTAGCAATGCTAAAGCAGAAGAACTCGACGCTAAGTTAAATGAACAAGTTAATGCCTACGCTAAACTTCAAGAACAATTTGAACTTGAAAAAGATCAAGCTGTCAAAAAGTTTGGTAAGAAACTCGAATTGTACGAATCAACAATTAAGAAACTTAAAGATGATGTAGCAGCATTAGGTAAACAATTAGGAGAAAAGACATTATCTGAAAAGAAATTAAAGGAAGATTTGGAAAAGAGTTTTACGGTTTCTAATCAGAAGTTGTTAGAAGCTAAGAAAAATAGCGATAATATTCAAAAGCAATGTGATAGCTATAAGAAATTAGCTCATAGTATTGCAGAGAGGTATATTGACTCAAAAGCATCTGCTTTAGGTATTACTTCAATTGAAATTAAAAATCGCTTAAATGAAAGTTATACTATAGATGATGTAGATAATGTTTGCAGAACACTTCGAAATCAATCAGTAAGTATTAACAAACTTCCTTTTGCACTTGATAACCCGGCAGGAGCAAGAGTAAAACTAAGAGAAGATAGGAGCAGAGATCCGCTTAAAAACGTTAATAAAGTTGTAGGGCAGGTTGATGATTTCTTATTAGACTTAGCAGGGTTAAAAAAATAATAAATATAAAAGGAGATAAGAAAGATGTCTAAAACACTATTAGAAGCATACGCACCAAATATTAATGTAGCAAATAGCGTTTATCAAAGAACTCACGACGGTAGCAAAATGAGTTATAATAACAAAGTTGCAACCGCTGTAGTATTGAATAACGTTAACAGAATTCTAAGTGAAGCTTTCGAAAACTCCGTTGGAACTCAAAGAGCAGACATGGGTTCATACAAAAAGTTCTGTATGTCAGTAACTAACGTTGTATTCCCAAGTTTGATCGCTGAAGACCTAGTTATAGTAAAACCTATGACATCACATAGTGGTGTTGTTACATATGCAAAATACACTTATGGCTCAAACAAGGGCGGAATTACTCAAGGTCAACTTATTGCAGATCCATGGAGCATAGCACCTAGAAATGAAGATAATATGAGATATACAGGAGCTCCTGTTGTTGAAACTGTATCAGCTGGAGAAGTTATACCAGCATGGAAACCTCTTGATGGTTCAGTTACTTTCATAGCAGAAGACGGTACCGAAACTGAATTAACAGTAAGTGGCGGTAAAGTTACAGCTCCAGCAGATGGACGTATCAGATATTTATACGACAATGTGAAAATACCTCAAAATGATCTTCCTACAATCAATGTAGAAATGGCAAACATCCCACTAGTTGCGAAAGCACGTAGAATCGCTATTTACTACTCTCAAATTGCAGCATTCCAAGCTAAAACAGATTATGGTTTCGATATCGGAAGGGATTTGGCAGAAAAGGCTTGTGCAGAGCTTTCATTCCAAATCAATGAAGAAATCATCCATTTCTTAGCTACTTTAGGAAGAAAAACTGAAAACTATTCAGACGCTTGCAAATTTAACAAAACAGTTCCATTAGGACTAACCAAAAGGGACCATTACGCAGATTTTGCAGAGAATATTGCAACAGCTAAGAATATAGTATATCAAAGAACTCAAAAGTTTATGCCAAGTTATATGCTAGCAGCTCCAGATGTTCTAGTAATACTTCAATTCTTACCTGGCTTTAAAGCAGCATCTCTAACAAACGTAGCAGGTCCATTTATGGCTGGGACAATTGATGGGATGAAAGTATTTATTTCACCTACTTTAGATACAGGAGAATGGTTCTTAGGAATTAATGGAAACGATTTAGCTACTTCAGTTGCAGTTTATGCACCTTATATGCCTATCGTTCCTACACAATTGCTAGGATACTCAGACGGGGCAATGAGCCAAGGATTCAGTACAATGTATGACCTTAAACCTCTTAACGAACAACTTATTGTTGGAAGTAAGATTGTTGAAGAGCCTATCACAGTTATTGTAAATGATCCTTCTACTCCAGAAACCCCTGATTCAGACGGCGAAGACGGCGAAAACGGCAATCCTTAATCTAATTTAATTAAACATATCGAGATTAACTTAAACAGTTTAATTTAATAGATAGGTTAAGATTACTTAAAAAGAAGAGAGACAAAAGTCTCTCTTTTATTATATAATATAAGAGCTAAATTATATAATTGTAAAAAGGTAGGGAAGCAGTGCAAAGATTTAAAGATTCTAGGCGTTATGTCGATTATGACCCTGAGGTTACAGTAGCTGAGTATCTAGATACCTCAAGAGAAGGGGATTTGAGTTATCTTTTTTATAAATGCTCTAAACTTAAGTATGCGCCTAACTTAGATACAATTCAAGTAGCTAATTTTGAGAGTATGTTCGAAGGATGTAAGAATTTAATATCCGCCCCCTCGACGAACACAACTAAGGGAACAAGAGGTTTTGGAATGTTTAAAAATTGTAAAAGTTTGAAAACAGTCCCAGCATTCAATTTCTCTAATATGAGAGTAACTTCAGAAATGTTTTGTAATTGTATTGATTTAGAAGCTATACCGCCATTAGATTTAAGAAAAGTTTGTTTAGCTGATAAAATGTTCTCAAACTGTAAACTCTTGTACGAGATTCCTCAATTATCCTTATATTGTAAGAGTTGATTTATCAACTACAGCTTTAGATGGAGAAGCTATGAACAGGTTCGCAGAAAGCTTAGGGAAAACTGATCCAAAAGCAAGTAATAGATTAATAGTGAATTTAAGAGTAGCTAACTCTTTTAATCCTAATATCGCCATAGATAAAGGGTTTGAAATGGTTTACGTATAGAAGTTGTTTAATTTAAAAATGTATTATAATTAAAAACTAGAAGGGGATTAAGCTTACTCTTTTAATAACACATATTAACTGCTAAATTAAATATTATATATTAAATGGCAAAGCTCATAACCTTCTATTAAATATCGTATAGGGGGATAAGAGGATGAATAAGAATTGGACAGGTGAAATGAAAGAAAAGCAATATGAAACTACAGCTGCTTTAATATGTTACGAAAAGGCTGATAAAACCATTTCAGTTATTTATTGCGAACAAGGGGAGGATACTTTTCAAACAAATACCAAGAATATTGCTCCTATACTTTTAAAATATTATTCTAACGAGAAAGCATTAAAGCAATTGATAGGGTTAGGTCACTTAAAGAAACTAGGCGAGACACCCTTCTTAGAGGAAGAATATGATGAGGAGAGTTCCTTATGTTATCCTTTGAGAGAAGCAGAAGGGGAAAACGTAGAATTTAACAATATTGCAGAACTTATTAACTACTTAGGAGATAAAGAATTCTTGTTAGTATTTGTCTGGAAAGAAGGTAAATGGAATATAATCACTTTAGATAGAAGAAGTACTACAGGCTACGATGCTTTACCTATTGAAGATTATATTGAAATACAGGAAGATGCTTTAAGCTATAGTAAATTTAAAGAATATTTGTATGAAAATAGCAAGAGTAAAGTAATCAATATTTTCGCAGAGAAAGCAGCCCTACAAGGTTATGAAAAAGCTTGGCAATTTCCATTGACCGGGGAAATAATCGAGGAAATAACCGGGAAGGTAGAACCTTCTATAAAAGTAGTAACGAGAATATTGAAAGAATATATAGAGGAAAATAAAGATAGAGTATAAGGAGATTTAAATTAAATGGCGGATAAACAATCAAAATCATTAATAGATGCAGCTAAAGAAAGAGCTGAAGCTAGAGATCAGGAAAATATTAAAAAAGCAGCAATAACTCAAAAAGTAGCTGATACTGCTGTATTCTCAGCAGATGAAGGTACAATAGAAAAAGCTTTAACAAGAGCTTATAACGCAGTTTCTAAAAAATGGGGTATGAAGACTAGTGCAGTTCCAAACATCCTTTTAGTAGGCGGTACTGGAACAGGTAAAACTAGTAGGTTTAAAGCTTGGTGTAGGAAAAGGGGTATTAATTATTTTGTACTTTTAGCTTCGAACATAGACCCGACAGATTTCGGAGGATCTATGGGGTATGATTTTGATGATGAGGGTAAGTATACAGGATACTCTAAAAATTACCCTACTCGATTTTTTGAATCTTTGAATGAAGAACCTACTATACTATTCTTAGATGAGTTTAATAGAGCAAACCCTGATCAGCAAGCGGCTTTCTTAACCTTAACTCAAGAACGTTCGGCATCAAGGTATCAAAGCGGTTCTTCAGGAGCTTTACATTTAGAGAATCTTTTATTTACAGTTATTGCTATAAACCCTTCTAGTTTTGGAAATTATTATGTTAACCAAATGGACCCAGCTATGGCTAACAGGTTTAGAAGGGTTTATGTAGCTCCAAATGAGGAAGTTACAAGACAGTATTTAACTCATCTCTATACAAGTTTTTTAGATTTACCAAATTTAGATGAGGAAGATATTGAAGAACTTACCTCTTCACTGTTTATTATAAATGCAGTGTTAGGAAATGAAGATATACATTTTACAGACGAGAGTAAACTTCCTGAAGATCATGATAGTGAATCACCTATATTTAGTGCTAGAAGTTTTGAAAGTTTATTACAATTAGCTCAGGGCGATATTAAATTTTTCATAAGCGAGTTTGAAAATATGTGCGGTAAAGATCCTTCTAGTTCTGTTATAGCTAGAATATTAACAGAAGAAAAAAGAAGAAAATGGTTAAATGATCCTGCTAATAAAATAATAGTTAATAAAGCTAATGAAGCTTTAACAAGATATAAAAAAGGAGTAGATACGCAAGCTGAGGATGATGAACAGTTAGATAATATAGATTTTGGATTAGATACAGATTCAAATATAATTCAAACCCATGAAGAGAAAATTAAAAACGATATTGAAAAGAAGCTTGGAGCAATAGATAATTTAATAAAAGGATTATAAAAAAGGAGTAAGGGGTGATTAAAAATAAAAATTTAAAAATAAATAATTCGATTATAGAATCTTATCAAGAAAATTTAGATATATATAATCCCTTTACCTTATTAGATTTTAAGGAAGCTATACAAATTCAGCTTATAAAAGAAGGTTTAACCCCTTACGCTCAATTATTTGAGAAATACGGTTTCGGACTTACGGCGGATCCTAATGTGGTAGGTTATATCAATATGGAAACTAATTGTATAGTGATTAATTACCAAGTAAGTGTTGAAGCAGCTTCAGTGTTAGTAAGGCATGAAATACTCCATCATTATCTAGATCATTTAATTAGAGGAGAGAAATGGGCGGTAGCTAGAGGGGTTAATATTGACAAGTTAATTCACGAGCTTATGAATATAGCTATGGATGCTGAAATATCGAACAGGGGTTACACAGAGAAAGATAAAAATATAGTTAGGAATTTAACAATAAATGGAAAACATTATCCAGGCATAGTTACTGAAGATAATCCAGAGTGGAAACAAGCCGGCTGGGATAAATGGGCTTTTGAAGAAATTTTAGATGAACTACTTCAAGAAAAACAGTTAATAGAAAATCTTATTAAACATTTACTTAACCAGCCTCAAGGAAGTAAGCCCGAAAGACCTTCAGATAAAAATGGAGAACAAGAGGGGGAAGAAAGGGAAAAGCTTGCAGATGAAATATCTAAAGCTCGTGGAAACATTTCTCCAAATGAGGGTATGCAAGAAGCTGAGGAAATAGCAAGGAAATCGAAGCAAATCGTTAAAGAATTGCAAGATAATATAAACTCAATAGATAAAGAAGATATTACAACAGTTCGCGATATTGTAAAAGAAGCTAATAAAATTTTTAGTGAGGCTACTAAGTCTATATCTGACGTTGCTAAAGGTGAAGATATTTCAAAAAAATTAGAAGATCTAAAAGATAGATTAAATGATATTAAGAATAAAGCTAAAGAGTTAATAAAGAAAAATAATCCTAATTACGACCCGGAAGGGGATGAAGAAAGTAGAAAAAAAGAATTAGAAGAAATTAACAAAGATAAATCTAAAATCCTTTCGGACCTTACAAACGCAGATAGAATGCGAATTAGGAAAGCGTATGAAAAAAGTGAAAAGGAACGTAATAAAAAAGAAGAAGAAGAATTATATAGGAGGAGAGGAGGTTTTGGAGGCGCTAGGGAATTTAAGGCATCTTTACGAAGGTTCTTACGAAGGTTGAAAGCTAAAAAATCTGTAAGTTCTTACCAAAAAATAACTAAAAAGGCTACAATGCCAAATATGATAAAAGCAGGTAAACGAAGAGAGAATGTTGAAAATTCAATTCCTCATATTGCTATATACTTTGACTGGAGTTCGTCTTGGAGTACTCGACCAGCTAAACTACAAGCTGGTATAGATGCTATAGCTCATATGAAACAAGAATACGAGAAGTTTAATTTAGTTAAAATAACTGTAAGATATTTCGGAGATGATATAACTTCAACACCACCGCCCAAAGGCTCTTGGGGTAATTCGGTAGGACAACGGATGCTTGATGAGATAAAAGAAATGAAATTTGATAATGTAGTTATCTTTACTGATAACGATACTAGCGGTAGATATGATGGATCTTTAACCCAAGTTCCAGGGTATGTTTGGTTAGTTTTTGCAGATTATGTTTGTAACGATTTAATAAAAGGTATTCAAGGTAAGAAAGGTACTAGTTATTATATGTTTTTAGAATCTGGGGGCAAGTATATATAAGGTATGGAAGATTTAAAAAAGCATTTCACAAATAATAATACTTTAAATAACTTATTCTTTAATAATTCGGATGAACTTAAAGAAGATGTGAAAAAAGCTATTATAACTATAGTCGAAGAATATTTACTATCATTAAAAGAAAATGGCGTAGAAATGCTTATTCACGATATTATACTAGTAGGTAGTAATGTGTCTTATAATTATACTCAATATAGTGATTTAGATATTCATATTGTGTATAAGGAATTGGTACAAGATTCTTCGCACCTTCTTAGATTATTATATAGCGCTTTTAGGAATCTATTTAATGTCCATTATGCAGGGGTTTCTATAAAAGGTGTTCCTGTAGAGATATATGTGCAAGAAGAGACTACTTTGGATGATATTAAAAGTAATGGTATTTATTCAATAAAAAATGGCTGGATAAAGAAACCTACAAAAGAAGCAATACCAGAAATAGATGCCCAAGCTTTTAAAAAACAATATAAATATTGGGAAGAGCAGTGTAAAAAAGCATTAAAAAATAAAAAAGATCCTTTAGACCTTATTTCAGATATATATGCTTTAAGAAAAGAAGCGATGTTAGAAGAAGGTGAATATGGGATAGGGAATTTAATATTTAAAAAATTAAGAAATTTAAAATACTTAGACCAATTAAAACAATTAAGGAGGTCCAGTAAAGTGACTAAATTAACATTAGAACAATTATATGAAAGATATATAACAGAAAGCGATGCGAGAATCGTAAAAGGTTACCCTAGCGATTTAAAACAAGCTTTAATTAACCAGGTGAAAACAGGGCCATATCATCCAGGAACTCTTGGGAGTATGGTTTCAAACATAGAGAAGAGGGGACATGTAACTAGAGATTTTTCTCAAGCAACTTATAAAGAACTTTCTCGCAGTGAAGCTGCGAAATTGTTTAATAATGGTGAGAAGTATAAGTTAAGGTTTATAGTAGATGTTTCTCAAGCAGAGCCAAATTTCCCCGAACCTGTATTATTAGCTTGGGATTATGATTATGATTATAAAGGGGATATCAAATTAGATCCTTCAGGTAATCCTATAGAAATTTTAAGTACCGTGGTTTGGATTACAGATAAAAATAATCCAGAAGTTAAGAAAAATGGAACGTATTTACTTCACGAATGGCCTATCGAAGATATACTTAAATATACAGTTAAAGTATATGAAACAGATGAGGCGAATTTTCCATTGAAAAGGCCTTCTAAAGATGATGTCAAGAGAATATTAAGTAAAAGTTTAATGGATCTTTATAGAAGCTCAAAAGGGAAATCAGTTGATGATGAATTAGAGCAGGTTGATATAGCTAACAAAAATAAAATAATAGATACAGGAGATCATAGACGTACCTCTATAACAGCTTTAAGACGGGAGAAAAGTGATTTAGAATCAAGTTTAAAATCATTACGAACACTTAATACTTCCTCTAATTCGAAAAAAAGGCGTGAGATCGAATCAAGGCTCGCAGAGATTGATCAGGAATTAACTAATTATTATAGACCTGGTGGGAGAAGCGAACCTGTTATTACTTTAGACGCTTTAAGAGTAAAGAGAGGTTTAATACAGAAAGAATTTGATGAGATAAAAGCGGAAATAATGGCTGTTGCTGAAGAAATGGCTTCTGAAGGTTTAGAATTAGACGATAATTTTATGGATTTTTATAATCCGAGGCTGGACCATATACAATCAGAAGCTCAAAAAATAATTGATTTAATAAATAAATACTTCCCCAAATTAGCTCAAGCTAGAGCAAAAAAAGGGAAAAAGGTTGACGAAAGTTTTGAAAATACTTCAATGTCAGCGAATGTGCGAGCAATTTCAAAAGGGGATGAGGGCGGCAATATCAATATTATATTAGATAAATATGGCGTAGAAAATGTTTTAGAAGAATCTAGGAAGAGGAAAATAGCTAATAAGAAGAGAAGAAGAAAAATAAACCCTAAATACATAGGCGATCCCGAACTTAGTAAAGACTTTTTCAATAACGCAGCTAGTGGAAATGCAGCTAGTGGAAATCCAGGAGAAGTTGGGGAATAATTGCTATAATTATTTATAAGGAGAATGTGAATGCTATTAAATGAATATGTAGACGATATTAAATTAGCGCTTACAGGTGATTTACTAGATTTAGAGATAGAAGATGCTACTATAGCTAGATTAGTAAATAAAGCATTCAGAGAAGTTCAAAAGTACATTGACATTCCAAAACTTGTAACCGTACCTTTTGCTCCTTGCATTGATTTAGAAGGCTTTAAAAGCAATTCTATTACAAATGTTTATAGAGCAGATAGTTTAATGGGTAATGTAGAGGATAATGATAGGTTGTCAAATGATCCTATGTATATGCAACAATGGATGATTTACTCTACAGGCGGTAGTATGTATAACTTAGACAATTATATAATGAATTTTTTAAGTTATAATACTTTAATGCAAATAAGAAATACAATATCAACTGATCTCTCATTTAGAGAGGATAAGTTAGATAAAAAGCTTTACATATCATCAGCATATGATGTGCCTAAAGCAATAACAATAGAATTTATTCCAGTATATGATAGCGTTGAAACGGTAGAAGATTTTTACTGGATAGATATAATACAAAGGATGGCGTTAGCGCATACAAAAATAGCATTAGGAAGAATAAGAAGTCATGTAACTCAATCAAACGCTTTATGGACATTAGACGGTGAAACATTACTAAATGAAGGCAATGAAGAGTTAAAAGAATTAAGAGAAAGGCTATTAGATAATATGGTATTTATGCTACCTGTAGATTAGAGGAGAGAATATGTCAAGAGCAGTTAGAGAAGGATTAGATCAATTGATGCAATTAGATAAGCAAAGAGCTTCTAACAAAGTGAGCAAACGCTCTTTAAGAGAGAATTATAAATCAAACGACCCATTTAAGAAATTAAAATCACTTGTAGAATCTTGTGAGAGAAAGGGAACTGATTATACTAAACACCCTTTGTTTGAGAGTATTAGGAAAGAAATAATTAGATCAAGTAATAAGGGAAGAAGGAGAATATATTAAAATGAGTAAACACTATATTAAAGAAGCATTCGATTCATTAGAACAGGCATCTGTTAAGCAAGACATTAAGAAAAATGTACTTAAAGAATCGGGAGCTCAAAAACAAAACCGTGTGACAAGTGTCAATGAACTTAACGAAAGTCGCAATCGCTCAAATCGTTCAAACAATTCTAGACGCATTAAGCCATTAACAGAATCAAGAGCCCGCAACCCTTTAGCTAGAAAGATAAGAGAAATAGACTCTAAGATGAAGCAAATTGATCACCTTTTAGAAGATACTTACATTGTAGAAGCTTATGACCTTAATGGTAAAAAAGTATTGGAGACTTCTGGCTTTGAAACTTTAAGAGAAGCAGAAGAATTAAGTAGAGAAGTTGCTGGGACTGCTGGGTATGGAAGAGTTAATGTAATTAATACCTCAACGAACGCACTTGAGGAGAATATGAAAACGAAAAAGTATGTCATTAGAACACACCGTAACGGAAGAATAAGAATATCCGAGCCAAAAACTCTCGAAGAATTGGTTGAAGGCGCTAAGTACACACTTGAAACCGGAAAAAGCTATGAACACGAGAAAGGAAATAGTAAGATAAACACAAACCCTAAAACAATCAACTCGTTCATTACGAACTTCAACAATGCGAAAAACAACGCGGCGAGAAATGGATTCGCAAATCATTGGATTGAATTGGCTGAGATAATCATAGAGTAAAATTAGCTTGAGATAGATGGATAAAGAGTATAGAGCTAACGAAAGCAGAGTGACACCGCACCGAAAAGAAATCTCTAGTAGAATCTCTTAATGGTAAAACTTTTAAAGCTAATTTGAACAAAAAAAAACAATAGGGATTAATAAAAATATTAGAAAAAGTTGATCAAATTACAATACTATTAGAAGAGAGCCCTCGAGGGGATGGGGGGATATGTACATATATAGATAAGATGGATAATCATATAATAGAAACTTTAGATATTTTAAACACGCTTAAAGAATCACGTAAAATAAACTTACGTGATGTCGAAGAGTATGAAGATAAAATCAAGCAAGAATTAGCTAATAAGAAGGAAAAGCAGCAAGAAGTAGAAGAATTCTTAGAAGCAGAATATTATAATTTTAAAGATAATTACTTTAGCTACGAAGGCGAATTAGATGAGGAAGAAGACTTCTACTATGATAATAAAAAAGAAGAGATCGATGAAGAAGATGAATTTGAACTAGATAACGCTCAAGATGAAGGTACTATTGAAGATGGTACTGAGGAAGAAGATCTCGAAGATAATTACTGGGATACATTAGAAGAAATGTACAATAAAGAATTCAAATTTTAAAATAAAAAAAGAAATAAAAGGAGAAATATAAAAATGAAATGTCCAAACTGCGATTATGATCCTATGATTTACAAGAAAGGCGGCTATTATGAATGCCCTAATTGTAAATATAAAGATTACAGAAATAAGATGAAAGGTGATGAGGAAGAAGATATGGAAGATAATTACTGGGATACATTAGAAGAAATGTACGATAAAGAATTCAAAAAACTTCAAGAAGAATTTGAAGAAGATGAATATAATCCTACTCTATTAGATATGGGCGGAAAAGATTTCGTAGAAGATGGAGGCTTTGATCCTGTTCAAGTAGATGATGAAGACATGGAAATCATTGATGACCTTTCAATTGAAAATTATAGGGAAGAAATGTCTGTAGGGGAAGAAGTATTTGAATTACTAGATGAATTTGGAGTAGCTGAAGAAGAGTTCAATGCAGTATTTGAAACTTTAGGCATTCCAAAGGAATTTTTTGAAGCGTATATTCGTTTAATAATTTCTCAAGAATAATTTATAGTAACTAAAAGGTGCTGCTATGAAACAAAAGGATACTGGAATTCTCTTACAAGAGAAGAATATTAAACTTCATAGAATATACTTCGAACGAATGGTAAAACTGATAGGAATTCAAGTAATATATAGAGCACCTTTAGAGAGTAAGCAATGGGATGGTAGAGGCGAATTAGACGCCTACTACCAACCTCCTGTAACAATAGGCTGCATATTTGAAGATCATGTCGATCAAAAAACAGCTAAAAAGAGAGGATGGATTTCAGAGCTTCAAGAAGGCTCTTCAATGATTCATGTTCCATATGATTTAAAAGATATACAAATAGGAGCGTTATTTATAATACCTAGTGGCTTAGATAATGCAAAAGGAAGGGTATTTAAAGTGATAGGAATGCAAAATATAGCTGTTTATCCTTCAAGCATTATGTGCGAAATAGCTCCTGTATATACAAGTTCATTTGATAGAGAAACATTAAGCGATGGTAACAAAAATTTAGTGCTCTTAGCTGATACAGCTACTGATAATGAAGGTAGTAATTTTATATTATTAAATGAGGAAGAGGATACTGTAATAGATGTCTAATAATTATCAACAATTATATGATAATAGTATAAACGATCCTAATGCGCAAATAGAATTATTTAAGCAGATAGGGATGGATTTAGGTATTCCAAGTAATGTATGGAATCCTTTTGTTGATGCTAACTCACCTGGGATTAATATTGCAGTTGAGATTGAAGGGTTTAATGTTAATAATCCTTATTTCATATTTTTAGCTATCTATTATAATAAGACAAAGAATTTAGATGCTTTTACTAATAATGAATATAATTTTGGATTGTTGTTAAATGCAGTTAAATTTGGTGAGCTTGATATTAAACAAATATCTTTTAAATGTGAAGAAGAAAGGCAAATAAGAATATTAGTTAATGAATCTTTATGGGAGCTACCTCCTAATGAGATAACTTATTTGATAAAATTATATAACTGGGGAACTCAAGTGTCAGGGCGTTATATTAAAAACATTTTTATAAGATTTGCTTTTAATAACCTTACTACCTCAAGTAATAGACTTAATTTTATCAAAGGAATGATATTCTCTGATAAATTGTTTAAAGAGATAGTTAAACATAGGATTGATGAAAGAAGTACTAAAGTAAAGCAAAAAGAAATGCAAGAATGGGCAGCTAAGGTAGCTGATAGTTTTGCAATTTCCCATCCTTTACTTAAAACTAGCCTCATATTAGAAAATGTTAAATTGATAGAAGACTTAGCTCAAGAAAGCGGTAGGGATGTTGACGGAAGGTATCAAAAGAAAGATACTGAGAAAGAAAGTAATGAGAAAAAAACAGCTGTTCAAAATAAATTCAGCAGGCTTCAAGATGATGATAAGGATATATTGACTGCAATGACCGCTCCTTTAATTAAAAGATACATAGAGGAATTGAAAATCAACTCTGCATCGGACCTAAAAGAGTTATTAGAATTCTTACCTTCTCTTATTAAAGATCTATATAAGAAAGCAAGGGAATTACCTAAAGGGTAAGTAGATGAAAAAATATTTAAAAACAGCGTTAAAAATACGTGATTGTAATAGGATTTTTAAAGAATGTTTATATAAAAGAATACCTCAGTTTAATGAAAATCCTATATTAGAAAATATATTACAAGAAGAGTTTAAAATTAGTTTAGATGAAGCTTTAAGATTAATAGTGTATAACACTCATTTAACTAAAGCAAGAAGTAATCTAATACTAGTAACTATAGGAAATAATTTAGATTCTAATTATGACAAACTAAACGCTATTTATATAGCATTAGAGTTTGGAAATTCTCTCATAAAAGGTTTTAAAACAGTGTCTAAATTATATGACCAAGCAATGATGGATTTTGAATTTATAACTGGAGGGGCTTAAGATGGGATTAAGATATTATGATGATGCTTTATCTGCTAAGATAGCAGCTTGGGTAGCTCCTTTAACTGGTAAATCTAAAATTCAAGTATTAAAGCCTGATGAGATTAAAAAGTTATATACAATAGAAGCAGATGAAAGCGCTAATGATTCTTTAAAATTACCTTTGATAGCTATATCTAGAAATACAGAGATAGAGGTAAGGCATAGAACAAAACAACCTATGAGCTATGATGGGTTAATGTTAGAATCAGATGGGGAACAAGCTTTACAACTAGATGCTATACCAGTAGATCTTACTTATCAAATAGATATGTTTACAAGAAGGTATGACGAAGGTGATGAACTCTTAAGAGAGATGCTATTTAAAATAGTAAATAATCCGCAATTAGTAGTAGAGTTTACATATAACAATAAAACGCAAAAGCACGTTTCATCAATACTTCTTCATAGCACAGTAAGAGATAATTCAGATATAAGTGAGAGATTATTTAGCGGACAATTTACAAGATGGACTTTAGGAATAGATATTATAGGAGCTTATATATTCAGTCTACCATATAAGCCAGTAATAAAAATAGAGGATAGCGATATAAAGGTCTATTAAATATTAAATGCTAAATTAAATATTAAATTATAATGAGAAAATTTAAGGAGAACAGAATAGGATGCCTAAAATTAGAATAAGAGAAGTAGATTTAACGACAGCGGTTCCAAATTATTTAACCGATAATGTCATTTTTATTCCAGGGATTACGACAACTTCAACTTCAACAGATCTTATTTACGAAGTCACAGCTTCGAACATGGAGGATGATTATGTAAATAAGCCTGTTATTGAAACTATAATAGGACTTGGAGGGAAAGTTTTAAGCGCAGAGAGTTATGAAACTGCAGATCCAAGTAATGCTGAAATTAATGTTAAAGAATTATTGAAGGATAAAAATCAATATGACATTAAATTTTTATTTGTTTTAGAAGATATTGAAGAAGATGAAGATATTGAAGAAGATGCTGAGCAAAAAGATTTAAAAAACGCTTTAGAAATAGCTTCAGCAAGGAAAGACTGCGCAGTAATTTTAGTCGTAGGAGAAACTGAATATCAAGAAAGTACTATTAAAGTATTAACAGACGATGAATCTTCACCTTCAGGTGATCCAGACGCTGATTTTTATGCAGCATCTTACCCTAAAAAATTAGGTAAGTATGTTATTCCTTTTTATGCTAATAATTTAAAACGTGGTGAAAAAGATTTAAATGCTGGGTTAGCTTATTTCGGAGCTTTCTTACAATCTAGAGTTAAGAATAATACGAACGCATTAGCAATAGCTGGAGCTTCTAGGGGTGCTATTCCATTTGATGATTTAACTATTGACCCTATTTCTGAAGCTACCTTAGATGTAATGCAAACTAGAGAAGCTAGTACAGTTACAGGAAGTGGCGAAAACGTAACTTATGATTGGAAAATTGCAATAAATCCTATTATAAATATGGAACCTTGGGGTATTAGAATTTGGGGTAATAGAACAGCATTACCTAACGGTATAGTAGAAAATGCTGATCCTCTAGTTATTACTTCTTTTGCTAATATAAGAATAGCAATTTGCGATATTAGGAAACATTTATATAAAGTTGCTAAAAGATATCAATTTGAACAAAATAGTGATATTCTTTGGATTAACTTTACCTCAGAGGCTGAAAAAGTATTAGAAGCTTTAAAAGATGCTTACGTACTTTCAGGTTATAGATGGAAGAGGAAACAAGCAGGACAAAGAGCTAAAATAAATGGTACTTTACAATTATCATTTATCGCACCAGTAGAAGATTTTGATTTAACGTTAGAACTTAGTGATATATTTAGTTCACTTGAATAGTATATTAATAAGTAAGGAGAGATAAACATGGCAATAATTAACGATGGTTTAAGTACATATCATTTAAGTACAGGAGCTAATAGAGCTTATCAACCCGCAAAAGGTAATTTTTTCGAATTCATTATTGACGATATTCCACAATTATTAAAAGCAGGTGTTGAAGCTGAATTTGCAGAAGCTGATGATTATATAACAAACGCTCAAGAAGTTATTAGGTTAACAGTGAATAGAGCAAGTATACCCCATTTTGAATTAGCTGATATTTCTATTAGGAAAGGAAATTCAGTTGTTTATTACGCAGGGGTACCTACCTTCTCCGAACAAACTATTGAATTAGATGATATGATAGGGGCTCAAAGTAAAGCTGTATTAGAAGCTTTAAAAGCAAGAGCATATGATATTAGTACAGATAAAGGTGGTAGAGCTATCGATTATAAATTCAATGCAAATTTAGTAGAGTATACTTCAGATCATGTGAAGGTAAGAGGTTGGAAATTAATAGGTTGCTGGATAAGAAGTTTACAAGAAAGTGATTACAATAAAGAAGAAGATAGTTTAAGAAGGGTATCTGCATCAGTAAGATGCGATAGAGCTATACCCGAATATTATTAAGATATTAGAGGTTATAGAATTTATTCATAACTTTTCTAATTACTTCCTCCTTGGGAAGCGAGCCAAAAGGTTCGCTTCTTCTTTTAATAAAGTTATTAAACATTATTAAAAATTATTAAAATTTAATAACACTCGCTGCTAAATTATATAATAAAATCAAGTGAGGAAAGGTGATGGAAAAGTCGATAATAAGCTTACAGCTCTTAAATGAGCATTTGGATAAGTTAAAAGAAATAGCAGATAGGGAATGCACTTCAGTATCTTTTATTATTAGAAAACTTATCATAAAATTCTTAAGAGAAGAGGGGGATAAATAATGAATAATAAAGCAGTTATAGCGGAACATTTTAAATTACCTTCTAATGGGTTGCTTTATGGCAATAATGTGAACCCTAATGTTAAACTAAGGTCTATGACAGTTAGGGATGAAATGAAGCGTTTGGGCCCTAGTAATGATGGTTCTATGTATAGAGCTATGGCAGAAGTTTTAGATGATTGCTTAGTAGAAAAACCTGGAATTTCAACCTACGATATGTGCTTAGGTGATTATCAGTTTCTATTACATAAGCTTAGAATAGTTACGTATGGACCTGAGTATATGATGGAGTGTAGATGCCCTGTTTGTACAGATGTAGATGAGTATTTAGTTAATTTAGAAAATCTTACTTTACTGGAACTTACAGAATTTGAAGAATCTATGTTAGAATTAGAATTACCACATTGCGGCAAAAAAATCAAGTTGAACATTAACACTCCTAGGTTATTAGATAATATAGAGAAAGACGTCGTTAGAACTCGTAAGCAACATAAAAAACAATCGCAAGCATTTAGTGAATTAGATTGGCATTTACGATATCAATTAGTATATTCCATAGATACTATAGATGGGGAGAAAGCTAGTTACACTTTCAAGGAATCTTTTTGTGACAGTTTAGTAGGTAGAGATTTCAATGCTATTCTTAATAAACAAAGTGAAATAGATAAAAAGGTAGGTCTGGGAGCAATTATGGAATTGCTTTGCAACAATTGTGGAAGTGAGTTTTCCGCTCCCTTTCGACTCACGACAGAGTTTTACAGACCCTCACGTACTAGTTAGTATCGAAGGTAATCAAGTTCCTTATGGGCTGTATAGATTCGATCAAATAGTTAAAGAGAATTATCTCATATCAAAAAATCTAAATACCTCATATAATGAAACTTTAGATTTAACTATAAAAGAAAAAAATTTATTGCTAGATTATCTCAATGATGATGCTATCAAAAATCAAGAGCAATTAGAGAAATTAAATAAGAGCGCAAGGAAGAAATAATTAAATAATGGCAAATAGACCTCCAGTAGATCTCAATCAAAGTTTTGGAATGCGATTCTCAGCTTCACAGAAAGAAGCTGAACAAAGTTTGCAAGATATTCGCATGCAAAATGAAAAAGATTTAGCTCAATATAAACATAACCTTCAAAAACAATTTTCAAAAAGCGCTAAGACTGAAGCTTTAAAAAGTAAGGATATTGACATAGCTATAATTTCAGATGTTCATAGAGAAAGAGAAAGATTAAGAGAAAAATATGCCGTTAAAATGGCTCAAGGGGCTATAACGCAAGGAGAGGCTGAAAAAAGAATAGCTGAAGAAGTAGCAGAATATGCTTATATGGCTAAACTTGAATACGATAAGAAAGAGCGCTTAGCTGAACGTAAAAAATTAGCTGAGCGTAGAACTGCTGTTAATGCTTTAATTAGAGAAGAGAGAGAACAAAAATTAGCTATTATTAGGGACGAGTTTAATGCTAATAAAAAATCTTTAGAAGATATAGAAAAAGCTAGGAAGAAGGGTGAACTTTCAAGAAAAGAAGCGCGAGCAGAGTCTAAAAAATTTATTGAAGAGAATAAGAAACTTATAGAAGAAATGCGTAAAGAAGGCGCTACTGAACTTGAAATAATGAAAGAGTCTGGTAGGATTTCTAAAGCTGCAGTTAAAGAAGCTATATTCAGTCGAGATACTAGGAATGCAGTAGCTAGTAAAATATTAAACGGGTTTGGAGGATTAGATTCTTATATAGATACTTATGCAGCTATGCAATCTAGAGTTAATGTAAGGTTACAAGGTTCAGGAAGATCTTGGGAAGGAAGATGGGGAATAGGCGGTATTGAATCTAATTTGATTGATGCTGTAGGTATTACTCCCTATGTTAAATTCTCTGAACTTATAGAAAAGATAGGACAATTTTCAGATAAAGGTATCGCTTTTAATATTGAGCAAAGAGCTTTTTTAGAAACTATTAGTAATAAAATAGCTTCTACTTTTGACGCTTTTGATTCAAGTCTTTTAAGAATAATTCGTTTACAACAAGCAGACAGTACAGCAGCAAGGTTAGGAATGGAGGCATCTTTAACTCAATTTTTAAACCAAAACTTCTTAGATTCTGAATATTTAGATACCACTGCAGGCACTGTTAGAGCTAATTTATTAGAAGCCACTGCTTTGTTAGACCCTTCTCAAGCATTATCTACAGAATATGCTGCTCAAAAATGGTTAGGAGCTTTAAGTTCAGTAGGCTTTAATTCAGGGGCTATAGCTAATATTTCAGCAGCATTAGGACAATTAGGCTCTGGAGATGCTGTAGGATTAGCAGGTAATCAAGGAATGAGAAATTTACTTTTAATGTCAGCATCCAGAGCTGGTTTAGATATAGCTGATATTTTTATAAAAGGCTTAGATGGAAGCACAACTAATAAATTATTAGGTAATATGGTGCGATATTTACAAGAGATTTCTCAAAGTGACAATAAGGTGGTTAAAAGTGAATTTGCAAAAATCTTTGGAATGTCTATTACGGACTTGAAAGCAGTTGAAAATGTTAAAGATATAATGCCTGAGATATCTCGTTCTATGTTAGATTATTCAGGAGCTATAGGTGAATTAGGAAACCAAATGGGGCAAATATGGGGTAGAATGCATTTAAGCGAAAAAATGGCTAATGTATTTGATAATTCTAAATATAGCTTAGGTACCTCTATTGCAAATAATCCTGCTATGTATTCTTTATGGAAAGTAACTTCTATGATAGAGAACTTAACAGGCGGCATTAATTTACCTACTATTGGAGCTTTTGGTAATTTCGTTGATTTGAATACTACAGTAACTAATTTAATGAGAGCTGGTATAGTAGGTGTAAGTACCTTAGGGATGATAGGCGATATTATTTCTGGAATAGGTTCAACAATCAACCCTAAATCAATGTTAAGTAAATTAGGAATAGATAATAGTAGCATTTCAACAATAACCAGAGGAGGAGCTTCTGATAGACAAAGAACATTTGGAGGGATTAAAACAAAAGCTGGTAAAGTATTATCTGCTTCAGCTTATGTAGGAAGCTCTTCAGGAGATGATTTACAAGATACTTTTATAGGTACTGCTGAGAAAGAATCTAAGAGCAAATTAGATTCAATCAAAGCAGAAGAAGATATACGCTATACCGCAAACGAGATAGGTGAATATTTACTTAACACCTTTGATCTTAGGATAACTCATATTGAAAATTTATTAGCTCTTATAGCTAGTTATGGGGCAACTACTGATCAATTAGAAAGTGCTAAGGGTATAGGAAGTGATTTAACAACTAAAGTAAATGTTAAATATGAAGGGTTAGATAAGATTAAAGAAACTAACCAGCAATTAGATAACATAAGTAACGCTTCTAATAACATTTTAGCGTTATTAGAAAAAGTAATAACAGATAATGGAATTAAAGTAATCTCAACTAATCATTATACAGGGTTTACAGGAGGAGGTTTAGTTAATGCTTAGATATAATACAGATAGTATAATAGTAGGCTATTTAAAACAATACTTAAAATCATTCAACCTTCCTACTTTCAATATTTTTGAAGATGAAACTGAGTTAATAGATTTTATAGATAAAGTTGAAAGCCCACCCAATTACTCTTATACAGCTTTACTGAAAAATTATGATAATCAAAAAAATTGCATCGTAAGCTGTGAAGTACAAAAAAAATCAGGGGGAAGCTTAACTACCAAGATTCACTTTTTAAAGAAATATGAATATAATCAATTTATATTAAATAACACAAAACAATATACAATAGAGAATTTATTATACGATCAAACTACTCATAAATTCTTAGGAGAGGTGTTAAGGTTCAATTCAAAATATACTGGAATTAATTTAATGCCTATGTATAACTGCTTTTTAAATGAAATTGTAGAAGGCGCTCAATATAATTATTACAAATGCTCCGCCAAGCTTGCGAAAACCTATACTTTAATTACAAGAACTGTAAAGCCTTTTAAATATTTATTCACTACAACTACAAAATTAAAAACTTTAGAACATCAATTTACAACGAAGGCTAGAACTTGTGAGCAAATCCCTGGAACTTCTTATTTCACCATGGACTTTGAAAAAGGTAGTTTTCCCGTTAGTTTATTTGAAGAGTATAATTTAATGTTATATATACAAGTCCCTAAAGGATTTAATATGAATTTCGTTGTGCTCGAAGGTTCTCTGAGTGATTTTAATATCGATCTTTCAAAATGTGTTGCAAATTTCGATAATTCCAGTGATTTATTTGATATAAATTCTGATAAGAGATTGTCAAGCGCTTTAGGAAAAAATAAATTCATCGATAAGTTGAATAAAGGTGATAAAACAATTTATGCAGCTTCCTTTAATTTGTTTCAATACCTATTAGGAAATGTTATAACAAAAGACGATCCAGTATCGAGAAATATCAGAGATGCTAAGATAAAATTAAGACTAGCGCAGGGGGTACTTGAAAAAGATATAGACAAGCATGACTATACTTTTGGTAATTTAGAAAAAATTCAATTTGCTAATTTACTTCAAGATAATTTAATCGTTTATAATAGAAGTTTTGATATAACAGGCTATGTAGATAAATCTATTGAAACTGTTTTGGATAATAGTTTAAGGAGCTAATTATGCCAGATTTATTTCAATTAAACAATAATACTAATAGACAAGCAGATAAGTTCTCAGGCCTTATCACAGTAGATAATTTCATCTATATCTATCATTTACCTGGGGATATTCAAGGAGAAGGTACTTGGATTTATTTACCGCAATGGCCAGATCAAATAACAGATAAGATAAGTTCTAGTTATAGTCAAACGAATGCTATTGCGAGATCAGCCCCAGTGTTTTCTTATTCAAACTCGGGGCCTAGGTCTGTCGATATTGCGGTAGAATTGCATAGGGATATGATGGATGAAGCTAATGCAAACTTAAGTAATATGGTTCCAGAAGTAGGTGATGATTACGTCGATACTGTCATTAAAAAACTTCAGGCAGTTGCATTACCTAACTATAAGCATGAGACTAAAGAAATAGATCCCCCTATGGTAGCAGTTAGGTTTGGAAATGAATTATTTATCAAAGGTGTTGTTAATGGCGGAGTTTCAGTAGAATATTCAAAACCTTTATTAGTAGGGAATAAATACTCACTAGTACGTATAGCATTTTCTGTTTACGAAATAGATCCTCAAGATGCTATAGGTATTTCAAAAACAGGAAGCTTTAGAAATATAACAAAAGCTTTTAGAGATAGGTTAGGAGGCTAAAGATGGATAGACTTAAGCATAAAGATTATGATGTTAAAAATATTTATTCTCGCTATATCAGTTCTCCTAGTTATTATAATATTTTAGATAATAAATATATAAGAGGGATAAGTTCGCATTTGTCTAAATCAACAGCTTATACTTTACATAAAATGCGTCCTTATGATACTTTAGATAACTTAGCTTTAATGTACTATGGAAGACCTGATTTATTTTGGGTTATAGCTGATTTTAATAATGTTCACGATCCTTTTATAGACTTAGCTAAAGAATTTAAAAAAATAAAGATACCTAATTTATTTGCTATTAAGTTCGAAGGAAGGAATTAATTGAGAAGATTTAATATTTTAGAAAGTGATGTTCGAGTAGCTGCTCCTTTTATTGAAGTAAAAATAGGGGAGTATGTTTTTGGTACCTATTCAGAACAATTTGCTTCTAATATAAAGAGAAACGATATTGATACTTACACTTTAAAAAGATTTCCTAATTATATTCAAGGTCTGCAAGTAACTAAAGTAAATGGACAGGTCAACACTTATTCTCTTAGGATAGATTATCCTATAACTAAAGGAAATGATCCTAATTTCTTTGAGAAAGTATTTTCAAGCGTATCTAATAATAGAGAAATAATATTCTCTTATGGTGATAGCAATTCTCCAAATTTCATTTATAGACAGGAGAAAGCTTTAATAACAACGGTAAACCAATCAATGAATTTCACTAGTTCAGTTATTAGTTATACAATTGAAGCTGTAAGTTCAGGTAAGCTATTAACAGCAAGTGCGTATAATTTTCCAGCTGTTAGAAATATTAGGCCAAGTCATCTAATAAAAAAATTAGTTAAAGAAAATAAATATGGTTTACAAGATATATTCACAGGAATGAGAGATTTTGATTTAGTAGAATCTAGAGGACTTATAGCAGGTGGAGATAAGATAAAAAATATAGACGCTAAGACAAATATAGATATTATTTCTTATTTAAAATATTTAGTAATGTTAATGGAGAGTGAAGATAATTCTAAAGGGCTTTATATATTTACTATGGTAGATGATATAAGTGGAGATTTTAACGGGCCTTATTTTCAAATATACAGCTCGACTGCAATAAGTAAATCAGTAGATAATTATGTTTTGAATGTAGGTTATCCATTTAATGAAAATCCCTTAAGAAGTTCGGTACCATTTCAAAATGTTATAACCTCTTTTAATATAAATAATAATGAGACGTACTCTATTTTATACAATTATTCTAAGAAACTAAATGATATAGAATATATATCTAGAATAGATGATGATGGAAATTTAGTAGAACTATATTCGCCAGTAATCTACTCTAATAACTTATCTGGGGTAGCAGATACTTATGATAAGAACTGGTGGAAGAATATGACTGAATATCCATTAACTGCTACTATAACATTAAAAGGATTTTTAAAACCTGCGTTATTAATGGGTAAGATAGAATTAAATGTATTATTCTATGGAAACTCTCATATATCTAGTGGGGTATATATAATAACAGAACAAGTTGATAATTTAGGTTATGATGGATTCTTCACAACTTTAAAATTAGTTAGAGTAGGGAGTCCTAGTAATATATATCATTTAAATAAAACAAATCAAAAAATAGGCTAAAATTATATAATAAGAGCTATAGGTAAAGTTTTTTGAAAAATTAATGTATAATGATAAAATGGAAGCACAAACTCCTGTAACGCCTTATTATTATATAAAATATTAAAT